AGACAAACGAGTTACGACAAACGGATAGTCATCGTAACCATTAAGCAATTCATGCTTTGCATATCCATCGGTTGCGGGGTGGAAGACCGTGCAGTAGATACCCTCGGAACCATCCTCCTCGTCAATAAGTCTCTGGTATGCGTAGACAACCATAACAAGGTCGTTGTCGTCCGTGATGGGCAGGCGTGTGACCGTCTTGAGCTTCTCTCCATCCAAGTACATGCTGTCCTTGCCTCGGAGGCGATCAATAGCGTTATCAACCCACTCCTCGTCCCATCCCTCGTTGGTGACCTTTTTCTCCAGCTCTTGAGCTGTGAGGAACGTGCGCCAGAAAATGTAGGGGCTACGCTGCGGGTCGGAGACGTAGGGTGGGAACAAAACCTCGCCATCGGGGGCGCAGGAGTGGACGACCGGGCGATCAACGGTTACCCTAGGAATGGGTATTTGGGCCTCACCTTTGATTCTGAGGTCTTTGAGTGCCTTTCTGGCTCTCTTCCCCGAAAGCGCAGGGTAAGCCTGAGAAATCAATCCTAGGGCCATTTCTGATGCATTGGGGTCTAGGAGCATGTCCACCATCTCAGGGGCGGCCTGCGCCACCTCGTCGAGGGTAAGCGTCTGGAGGTAGGTGCGGGACTCCCGCTGCCAACCCACGTAGGAGATCATCAGCCCCTTTTCGAGCAGGTAGTTGGCCCCCAGTTCCATGTGTTCCCGGAAGTTGGGGATGTATGTCGAGCGCATCCACTTAAGGAAGCCAGAGACCATTGCAGCCCTCGGCATGGATGCCATGCTGGTCGGGAATGCCTTGATGTGCGACCGCTGGAGGGCTTGGTCAAACAGTGCCACATAGGTGTCAATCCGCTCGCCAATGACATTCACCTCTTGGTCGCTGGCTCCCTGCCACGGGAATGCGTTCGCGCCGTTTTTACGAAGGTCGTCGCTTTTTCCGTCCCAAATGTTCCTGCGGTCGTCATAGGAGCGCAGGCATGCGTCGAAGTAGTAGTTGAGGTCAATCAGGCACGTATCGTAAGCCTCGGACAAAGCACCCACATCGGGTTCCTTATCCACATAGATAAGGGCTTCTCCTTCTTGATATTCGGTGAGGTCTTCAGTTTCCATCTTTGAAAATTTCGTAGTGTTCGGAATCGGGGGTCTTTACGATTGTGAGCGGCTTGCGGAGGAGGTTGGGTGCCATCCACGCAGGAACGGACACGGTGACTTTCTCCCCATCTAATGAGGCATATACATATCTGGGGTTGTTGGCGAGGCTAATCACTAGGGCTTCTTGGGGGGATGCCTTTACCAGCACTGCTGGGACTTCCTCAGTTGTTTCCACGGTTGCCTTTGGTGCCACTTTCTTTGCTGACTTGGCTGCCTTTTTAGTCGTATTTTTCATGTGTTCCTGATTGTAGGGTTAATTCTATGATTTTCATGGATAACACGCCAATAACGGACGCATAGGTTAGGTCAAATTCCTGTGTGAATCGGTCGATGGCGGCATCCAGTGCATCGTTAAAAGCCTCGGTTTGGTCTTCGTTGGTCATTAGTATCCTCCTGCTCCTTGTATGGTTACAGATATATGCGACCCATCCACATGGTCAATACCAGACACGGCTGCGTAGCGTAGCACGTCAATGGGGTCTTTCCATGCCTCCTTTAGCCCCCCATCACCCGTGTACTCGGACAGGGCTTGTATGATGTTCTCACACTCACTGCTGACGTAGAAGTGCGGTCGGTTGACGGAATCTCGCGGGATAGTTGTATCCCACGCCATTTTCCCGATTAAAGCCTGCAAACCATCGTCGATCTCCAAGCCGGGGGCTGGAATGCACACGATATCTTGGTCGTTAAGGTCTTCGATGATACTGGATGCCCCGTCTGCGGCTTGGTACTTGGCTGCGCCTAGTCGGGGGTCGATCAGTCTCTCTGCGATCTCCTCGTCACCCTCAAGGTCACGGATTAGTTCCACATAGTCACGAATGCCAAAACCTTGGCCTTTCGCCCCCTGCCCCGGAACCCACTTGCCACCGCGCCACTCAGCCCAGTCACCCACGTCCACGCCGGGATATTCGCGGTAGACCCAGAACGTCCCGCTCTCGTCCACGGAGATCCAGCACATGAACCAGTTCTTGGCTCCTGCTGGGTCAATGATGTGGTATCTGGTGACGTTCTTGGTAGGTATGCTTTCAGGCTCAACAATGTTAACTTCCTTGTTGAACTTGGGAAACTTGGTGGCATGGGACTTTACAGGAACCCCGTACGCACGAATTAGGATCTCCTCCCTAGGACGACCAACCAGTGTCTCCCGAATGCGTGCGTAGCCACCGAAAGGGTTATCTTGTGAGTGGAAGTAGTGGACGGATGCGTTGCGCTTCTTACTGCGCTGCACATATGGCACTAGCTCTCCGTTGAGCAGTTCAGCTTCCCTGCTCTCGACGCTGGTAGCACCATCTAGGTACTCCTTGATGACCTCCGTATACCCGTCAATCGGAGTGAAGGTCAGCAGTAGCTTTGCGTTGCGTGTAGCTAGTCGGAATCGCAGGGTATTTATCAACTCAGGGCCAAGCAAATACTCGTCCAACCAACACCCCACATTATGCCACACAGGAGACCTAGAACCCAGCTCCGCTCCCTCCAATATGGTCGGGTTGTTCTGGTACTGACTATAGGTCTTGAAGATGATCTGGGAGCCATTGGGAAGGATTAGCGAGGAGTCTGTGAATCCGTTCTTCTTGGTGTAACTGATATAAGTCCCAGAAGATGTCTGCTTGGTACGCAACTCCGCAGGAAGCCAGTCCCAGACGGCACTCTGCTGCTGGCGAATGCTCACCTCTGAGGTCTGCGCGAAGCACATGATCTCGGCGTTGGGGTTCTCTATAGCCGCACGCACCACGGAGAATGCACCCCACTGCGTCTTGCCGCTGCGGTTGCCACCTAGTGCCACAATCTCGTTTACCTCCTGTAGCTGATCCTCTGCCTTCGCCCAGTGGGGGAGTCGGAAGCCAAAGCGGTACGGGTCGCGTTCAGCGTTGTCTACGGCTTCGTGATATACCCTGTGCAGAGCAATAAGCTCCTCTGGCTCCATGAGGGCAATCTCCTCATCGGTCGGCGGGGAAAGGATCTGGTGGGTGCGCCACTTCATGTTGTCTTGTACGATCCAGTTTCCATGAGAATGTCCTTGATGTGATATACGCTGTCACAATCATCACACGCAAAAGTGTCGTCCTCTGGTGGGAATGACCCACGGTTTCCACCCACAAGGTGAATCTCGCGGTGTTTCTTGCGGTTCTGGCAGTATTGGCAAATTCCGATAAATGGCTTCATGTGCTTCTCCAGCACCACATTCCAAATCTTAGCGTTGAACTTCTCGGCTAAGTATGAGGCGTAGCACAGCGTGTGGCACTTGTGTTTGACTCCATCATGCTCAATAACATAGTGGCGAAAAAGCTTATCACAGTCTGACAGACAATCTGCAAACTTGGATTGTGGTTCTGGTATCATGCGACAATTTCAGCCTCGACTGCCTGCGCCTTCACCTTGCTGGCGATGCGAGATTTAGCCTCTGCGATCATCTTTGCGGCATCGTCGATACTCGCACCTTGCCTGTGTTCCACGACCGCAGTAGCCATGCCAGAGAGCTGCATGGACTTGTCCGTGAGGACACCCACGGTGATCGCCAGTCGGTCGGGGGAAATGTTCTTGAGTTGTTCGGGATCGTCGGACAACTGGTCTGCCTTTGCGAACAGCAGGTCGGTGTAGGTCTCCGCCGCCATCGCATATTTCTGCGAGAACTCCTTACGCTTTGTCTCCAGAGTGTCGCTGTGCCGCCACATGAGCGACCGCACGGTGTCACGGGCAAGCCCGGTGATCTCGGAGGTGGATTTGATAGACTTCCCCTGTGCGAGTAGCCAGAGGCACTTCGCAGCCGCCTGTGGGTTCCAGAACTCCACACGCTGCCTGTTGCCGTGTTCCTCGGCTCGACGCATCACCTCTGCGAACCATTCCTGATCTGGTTCTGCGGTTAGTTTCTCGCTCATGGTGGTTGTCTGGTTATTCTTCGTCAGATTCCTCAAAGTACCCGGTAGCGTACATCAATGAGTTGTAATTGCCATCTTGAGCCTCTTTGGCTGCAATTTTGATGTCCTCTGTGGCATTTTTTGGAACCGCTAAAACAATACCATCAGGCAAGTCGAGCATGTCGTACTTCATGATGTTCTTCCAGACATCAATTTCGTCTGGTTTATTTTTTGCGTCTTCAATTGTTACTGCGTATAGCTTGGCCATGTTTCAATGATTTGGTTCACTTCAGATTCTTTAGCTTTTCGATCTCGTTTGCAAGAGCATTTTCTTCGCTTTTTAC